CGGTGCAACCTGAACAGATTCCTACAGGGGTTGATGATGGTGTAGGAGTTGGAGTTGGTGTTAAGAACTGTGTAGGTGTTGGAGTCGGGGACGCAGGAATCGGTGTTGTCGTTCCTGTGAACTTACCAAACAACTGAACGGTGTATTGTGTTGTTCCACTCGGGAAGTTAGGAATGTTTAGAGGTCCTGCTCCCACATAAAGTGTATTGAACTCCGTGACCGCAGACAACGGGTCAATCAGAAATAGGTTCTGATAAACGTTCGTGCATATAGTTCTTGGACCCCCTCCGTTGGTCGTGAGGTTTTCATACCTCTCGGTGGTGATTAGTGCTCCTTGGTCGTCATAGTAATTATACTCACTATAATATGGTTCTGATAAACCCATTGATGTAAATCCACTCCACAGATAATAGTTTGTGAATCCCAAGGTAAAATAGTCATTGGGTGTGATATCTAATATTCGTGGTGCGTTGGTTAGGAACAATCCTGATGTTGTTGGATATATCCCTTGTGGGGTTCCTGATAAAACAAATGGATTGATGTTAAAGTCTTGTAGGGTTGCGTTTGGATTGGTTCCCATAGTTGAACGGAAAACCTTGTATCCCTGTGACGCTACCGCTGGTAAACCGATTGAGTTTCCATATCCTGTGAAACCTGTTATCGGACTGATTGCAGAATCCGAATACTCATAACCTACCTTGATTTGGTAGAAGATGGTTTCAACGTTTGCTGGTCTTGAGAACGGGAATGTTTGGTGTGTATAGATTGGGGTCGTATCCCAATATGAAATGGGTAACGAATTGGTATAAGTTTCCAATATCTGTTGAAGGTCAATAATCCCCAATCCGAATGGATTTGGAGAACACTTACCTGAGAATACAGGAACACCGTCAACTTCCAAATTGTAGACATACTTGAATTTGAATGTCGTTTGTGGGTCATAGGTTGAACCTGAGACGGTGAAATAGATTCCGTCTGATAATACGGGTTGGAATTCCGCAGGCGTATTTAGGAATGAAATGCTCATCTTTGGTTTGTTTGAATGATAATTTTTTTCTGTATAAAGTCTTCAAGAATTGTTCTTCCGTAAAGACCTAAATAATAAACAATTCTTTCTCGTGCTTTATTAAATCCTTCATCGATAAATTTGGTTGGATAAATACCGTATTCACCGATACTTCTTTGAACCATAAATGCTCTTGATTGATTTGTTATGAACCTACCACGGGAATCTCTAAATTGAGACAGTCCTCTTCTGTAAGTCCATTCTGTTATTGCTCTTAAAGGTGGGTATCTGAGTGCTGGATTTTGTTTCTTACCCCTACGACCATCGTTAACGAATCTCCACTCAGGAGCGTTTGGAAACGACAATCTTAGTCTTGTCTGACCTTGGGGGTCATTCACAAAATCTACTGTCACTGAGTTGTATAAACGACCTGTATCAACACGGTTGTTTAATGGTGTTGGGTATTTCCCTGACACAGGTTTTCTCTGTCCATCAAATCCTCTTGACGGTCTAATTTTTAGAAGTTCTGATTGGATGTCATCCTTTAGAATGTCTGCGATAAGTTCAAGGTAATTGGTTGATTGACTCATGACTTATTAAGATGGTGTTACCGTGGGTGTGATTGTTGGTGTCGGAGTAGGACTACTTGTCACCGTTGGTGTTGGAGTCTCATCGTAGTAATCACATGCGTTTAGGTCTTCGAATACCATGATTGGAACCTCCATCGCAATACCTGCTACGTGGTCACCGAATCTCTCAAAGAACGGTATTGCTTGAACCGGTAGATTGATATCAAAATTGTTATACAATTCAGGGAAGGTATGGATACCTCTTTTAACATAGGATAGGAATCTACGTGCTTGAAGACTCATATCTGAAACACAATCCCTTTCATTACTTAAATCCCAATTCAAGATGTCAGCAAAAATCAACGTCATGTTATATGTCGTTATGTTGTCATCGTATTGAATCGATTGTGGGACCGCAAACATAAACGGATATTCTACAGTTCCCCCTGATATATGAATCTGTCCAAAATCTACCAAGTTACCATACGAAAACGTATTCATAATTGGTGAGTCGACTTGGAAGTCTTGAAGGTAATCCAAGACCTTATGGAATGTTGTATATTGGTTCATTAGTTTTTCTTCATTTTTGATTCAAGTTTCTTTATCTCGTTCTGTTGTTTAATTATTCTATCTTTTATTAGAGACGCAGTGCTTAGACATAAATACATATTCGTTTCAAGTAATCGGTCCCACTTTGTCAGGTCTTCTTTACAGAGTTGATACGTGAGTTCAAAGTAAAATCGGGTAGTGGACTCGGAAGCACAAATGACGGGAGTATCTTCCTCAGTGGTTTCAGATACTTCTCTATCTTCATCTTCACTTTCAAAGAAGTGTTTATACGTGTGGTGAATTCTTTTAATATGTGCAAAAAAAAAGCGGACACTGAATACCAAATTATAACATCAACCTCTTTCATGACCTCTGAACGAGAGTCAACTTCTGAGGATTTAAACTCCGTGAGTTTGTATTTTGTTCCGTTCTCAATTTCTATTGGACGGTATAATAAAGCAAGAACCTTATGTAAGTTCTCATACATTTTATCCTGTTGAGAATAGACCTCCAAGTCAATCCACTGTCCCCATTTCATATTGGACCAGTCGTTCTCCAATCCGTAGGTTACACCCTTGTAACTGAAGGTAAAGATAATATCGTTTGTGGGAGGTTTTAACAGGTGTTGTGATAGTGCGGACTCAACGAACCTAATCTGTTCAACAGGGAGTTCCCTGAGTTCATGTGCGGTCAAATCCAAATACAATGCTAACAACTCAGTTTGACTGTTATACTTGATTGGGTTCTTCATTATTTTTTGGTATTTCTCAACCGTCAAATGAGGATTGATTTTTACCACTTTATCGTCTATTAAAACTTCTATCATATTACTGTAAATTTTCTTGGTTTGTTATCTATGAACTCAGACATGACATAACGTAGTGCGTCTAATCCGTGGTCCGGTCCATCAGTTGAATTTGTTATCCGTCCTGAACGGTCTTTTCTATATCGGTAGTTATCAAACTCGTTGATAAGATTGGTTGAGTCCTTGTGAACAAAGACTTTGTGTTGACGTAATTTTTGTATTCCGAACAAAACAGAGTTCGCTCCTTTCCTGACTCCTCTGACATTTAGTCCTCCTCGTTTTAGTTCTTCTATTGATTTAGGTTCCGCACTATCACAAACGATGTCATTGTTTCTGTTAATACCCCTATCTTTTAATAAGTAGATTAGGTCCTCATTGGTGAGACCTCGTTCATATACCAGTTCCTTAACGTAGACCTCTTTGTCTTTTACAAAGACCTCCACCACCGCACACGGGTCTTGTGAGAATCCAAAGTCAATTCCGTAGTAGGTGTATTTGATTCCCTGTGGTAAGGTCTCGTAGGTGTTTGGTTTTTGGTATACAATTTCTCTTGGAGGAACGATTTGTGACTCTGAGTATATCAACCATAAGTCGTGGTCCGTTTCCTTCAGAGAATTGATTGAATCAATTATTCGTTGGTCAAGGAACGCATTGTCCCTCCATGTCGATATCAACACACAACCGTTGTCTCTTTTCTCATAGTCCAATCCCCACCAATCTGTTGGGATTTCAGGGTTGTATGCACCCATCACATACTTGGTTGTTCTGATGTCCAACTGAACAAATGAACTAATTGATACCGTATTGACCTCATCGATTAGAACGATGTCACTTCTCATACCTCGGAGTTTACCGGTGGTGTCATCTAACCCCACAAATCTTACTAATGAACCATTATCAAAACGATACACCATATCGACTTTATTATACCTTCCGTCCACCCACATATCCAACTGTTCCATAACCTCCTTAAAATCGATTAGAATGGTGTTCTTGATGGATACTTGGGTCTCACGTGCTATGGTTACGGTGGTCTTTGGATTGGATAGACATTCCACCACAAGAGTTTGTATTGCTGCTATGGTTTTCCCTGAACGAGATGAACCCCTCAGGAAGATATATCTGAGACCTTCCTGAATCTTAAGTTGTATTTGAGCGAACAGTTCATTTGCTTGGAGTTTCATATCTTGTATTGTTACCTTCCCTGTCCGTGGTATTTCTTCTTGTAATTCCTTGATAACTTATTGTTGGATGTTCGGGTTTTAGAATGAACACCGGGTCTTGAGATTTTAGGTTTTACAATTTTGGTTGTGGTTGACTGTGATTTTTTCATTCATCAATATTCTTCCTAATAATTTCCACTTGAATTTTGTTATCCGTTGGGTTGATTTTATCACCTTGAGTTGTGATGTCAATTTGTTTTTCATCGGACCAGTTCTCACGGAATTTGTTCTTCATGATGATGGTCCACAGTCTTTGATTGAACTTGTTGGACTCTCCTGATTCGATTGCTTTATGTGCTTGTTGATACCACCATTGCTCACAATCCCTTTGATAGGTTTGGAATACATGGTTGTAATCTTTGTTTCTTTTCAACATCGCATAGTGTTGGTCCCATGATAAACCGAGTTCTTGTAGGAACGCAGTCACGTGTGAACCTCTCCTTCCGTGGTCAAGGATTATCTCCTTCCACATAGGATTAATGTAGGTTTCCGTTCTTGGTCTACCTATTGGTTTTTTATTCGATTCCATTGTAGTGTGGTTTGATTGATGATTTTATGGTGTTGATTGCATGTTCAATCGTCACCTCACCCTTTGCGTTTGGGTAGATAGAATAGAACCCAAACATAATTTGTTTGTGGTCAAGGTCATCCATCTCTTCGATGGTCTTCTTTTTAATCACATCACGATAAATGTCGTGTGCGAGGTTAAGGTGGTCTTTTGATTCAAGATTGTTGAGGACTTGTGGTTTTCTTCCTTTGCAATTACATCCCATAAATATTGTTTTATATCCAATAAATATATCAAAAATGGTTCAGAAAGAAACAAAAAAACCCCACCATTTCTGATGAGGGTTCCCGACAAACACAGACAATGTTTTACATAGGTGGTCTCTTACAACCATATCTTAATTTGTATCCAATCTTTTTACAGATTCTATAATAGACAAATCTTGAGGTTCCCCATTTCTTTTCAAAGTCTATAACACTGATACCACTCAAGACATCTTCACCATACTTTTTATCTCTAAAAATTTTAAATTGTTTTTTACGTTCTTCATAGTCAGAGTAATTCCAATCATCAATCTTGTAAGACACGTTTTTTAATATCTGTTTAATATTCTGTATAGAGACTTTATTTCCAAATATCTCATTGAGTGTTTCCATTGTGATGGGTTCACCATAATAATATGTATCTCTCATCTCTTTCACTTGGTCCATCGTAAACCGTGCGCGTAATTTCATAGCGGTCTCCCTGCTCTTGGTTTTGTGTTCCTCGGAGTTTGTCCAAATATTCAGTTTCTCATAATTTTCAAGTCGTTTGTCACTGTTTTTAGAAATAACTTTCCGATTTTTTAGGTCGGAAAGTTCTCTGTGTAGTAGGTCTCGTAGTTCAGGTGTCATGGTCTTAACGAAGGTAATCAATCTCCCACGAATCTACGTAATCAAACGGTGATTCCAATACGGTGTCCAACATTTTTTCTATGGTTCGGATTGAACGTTCGGTCATCTTGTTCCAATTCTGATATGTCCAATGGAGGATGTTTTCTTTGACCTCATCGGTTGCGTGGTCAAGGTTGATGTTGTTAATCAATACATCTGAAACCAGTCCCCACTGTTCACTCCAAGACAAGTGGATGTCAGCATACTTCACACGGTCACGGATAGCGTTCCTATGGACCTGTAACATGTTCCTACTACCACCCTTCTCTCTCATGTCCTTTACGTCATCCGCACTCGGGAGTGGGAAGTTACTTGTGAAGATGAACTTGAACCTATTAGTCGGAACCACAAATCCCATACGTTGAGGGTCTGTGTGTGCTTCGATTGCTTGTTGTTGGATTTCACTGAGGGTTGCGATTTGTGATGTGAGGTTCTTCTCGTATGCGAACTGTTTGAATCCTGTCAATACATTCTTCATGATGTTACAGTTCTCCTCGTTCTTGAGGATACCATCACAGTCATCCACAGAGATGATGATGTTCTGTCCCTTGGGAACCAAATGGTTGATGACCGCAAGTTGAACACCAAACGCAAACATAGACGTTGAACCGTTGATGGACAGGTGTTCGTTTCCTGACTCCTTCAAAAGTTTCTCCACGGTAAAGGTCTTACCGAATCCTGGTAGTGAAAACAGGTAGGTGTGTGGGAACTTGGAATCAAGTGGGGTTTTGATACCACGAGTAACGATGTTCTCAATATGTTTACGGATGTTAGCGCCCTCTGTAAGTGCGTTGAGTTGGTCTTGGTTGAGGTTGTATTTCATGTGTGTTATTTTATTAGGGTGTAAAGATACTACAAAGTTTCATTACTTAAAAATGTTTTTGCAACTTTTTTATGTTTGTAGTAAATTGATTTTGACTTAGTATTATACTTAAGATTCCATTCAGTGTATCCTAAAGTTAAACTGTCTTGATATTTTTCAGTCAGTGATTTTGTTTGTTTTTTAAGTATTGCTTCTTTCTCGTAAAGACTATACGTTCTACCTACACGTGGAAAATTGTATTTTTGGAAGTGTATGATAATATTTTTGTTGCTTCTGTTGTATTTTTCACCGGTTTTTTTCAAACCTATCAATTTACAGGTCTCATACATTTCTTTAACCTGTTCGTAAGGAACACAACTTAATTCACCATTTAATAACTGTGCGTCACTAGTATAGTTGAATGCTTTCCGATTTTTTAGGTCGGATAGTTCTCTGTGTAGTAGGTCTCGTTGTTCTTGTGTCATACCAACAAAGATAGTGATTATTTTTTATCTACCAAATACTTTTTGTAGATTTCGTCCAAAGGTTCTTTTGTGATGATTACGCTGCGGTGAGAAAATCCATCATAACTCCAAGATGTAGAGTAGTAAAAACCTTCATCACCAAAAGTAGAACCATAGTTTTTTTTCGTGAGTTCCCAATTATAGAAAAAGTAATCCAATACAGACCCCAAATCACCTTCCCGATTTTTGTATTCAGCCTTTTCAGTATCACGATTAGAGTGTTCGTCAAACTTTTCACCAGAAATGACGAGACCCTTATTCTTTAACCAATCAGAAAAGAAACTTCGTTCATATCCACTATCCACCAAATCTTTATACAACTTTGATGCACGAGACAACTTGTAAGATTTTACCTTTTCTTTCTTGGGTTTGATAAACTTTTCAATTACTTCCAAACCTCTACGGAAACCGATTTCCTGTTCGTTTTCCAATTCTACCTTTACATAAGAGGTTTTACTTGATACAACACCAATCATACCGAAGTATTTTCCTTCGTATGTGATTCTTACTTTGTCTCCTACTTGGAATTGTTTTTTCCAATCGTTTAGTTCTTTTCGTGTGATAGTTGCCATTTTATTTAGGGGTTTTAAATTGTTTTACAAAGATAGTGAATTAATTCCAATCCATATCAAAAACTTCACGTTCATCGTAAAGTTCTTCAAGTCTTACTTCTTGAACTTTCTCATCACATTTACAGGATTCTGTAATCTGTGGTTCTACCCCCAAGTTATGACGGAGGTAAGATAGGAGGTCAACCCCATTGTTGGGGTCAACCTCACGGTTCTTAATGTCCCTCTCCAAAATGATGTTCTGTTTGGAGGTGAGTTCAAACTCAAGTGTTCTCACGTAACTTTGGAACACATCAACTTCTATCTTTCTCATTACAGTAGTGAGATTATCCAACCGATGACAAAGATACCGACAACGAAAGTCCACAGAGCGTTGGAGTTCTCCTTGGATTGGATTTCCTCGTCAGTGAATACCTTGGTGGTGGGGTCAGGATTTAGACCGTAGGAGATTGACTCCATGATGTTTCTCATGTGTCGGTTTGCGTTGGATACTTCTACCCATGAGTCAAACGCTCCCATCGCTCGTGCGATTTCAATATCGATTGTGGTCTTGTTCTCATCACCGTTAACCATGATGATTATGTTCACACCCAAACTTAGGGTCTCTGTCTTGGAGATGGTATACATACCCATGAACTCATCGGACTTTGTTGGACTGTAACCAAGATGTCCAAGTAACTTCGTGGTCTTTGTAAGGTTGTTTACCACCTCTTTAACTTTGTCAACTGATTGGTTAAGAGTGATGGATTTGGTCGGGTTTGCGATTGCTGATATCATGGTGTCTGTTTTTAAATGTTTCTACAAAGTTATGTTAAAGTTTTGGATTACACAAATTAATTTCCGAAGTCATAAAAAGTATGTGTGGTGTGTTCCAAGACAGGACCAACACATGCAGATTCTTGGACTATCATAAGAATATTCAAGTTCCAAACCCCCACACAACATAGAATCGCTTCATTAAAGAAATCCATAACTGGACCTTGGTAGTTTGAAAACTCCTTTTCAAGTTTAGAAAAGTCAGAGTCTGTAAGTTCAAGGAAAATCCTTGATGGGATTTCACCGTTAGTATCGGTGTGGATTACCGATAAAGAGATAAGTTTCATGTCTGTCTGTTTTTAATTGTTCTACGAAGGTAATACAAATTACCGTAACACCGGTTACGATAACAAAATTTTTTTTAGAACCAAATTGAAAATGTCATTATCGCTTCAGTTCTATCATAGTTCTGTTCAAACCAAGTTTGTTCTTTTTTGAGATAGTCAATCAGAACCGACCAGTCATCCGTGGTGGATTCACATCCAACCTCAACAGACTCCGATAGTTGTTCCGAACAGAACTCAATAATATCAGGTAACAGGTGATGTTGGAACTCGTAGTTCATACAGTTACTGATACCGTCATCACTAATTTTATAAAATAGATAGTCAACCAACTGCTCGTAAATTGATGCATTAAATTGTGAGGTCTGTTGATGTTTAACGTTGTAAATTTCACCATCAATCACCGTGTCTTCAGAGAAATAACTCCTTGAGAAAAAAATTGATAAACCCATGTCTGTCTTATTTGTTTGAGGGTTGGATGTCCATACGATACCAAATTGTGAGTCCACCTGCTTCATTACGAGCAAGGGTTTCAACGTAGTCACCATATTGGACCGCTTGTGGTTCGGTCAAAGAGGTTGCGAACTGAACTTCGTCATTGAGGTAATAACGAACGATGTGGAAGTTTTTCTGTTTTTTCATGGGTCAAAGATACATCAGGGGTTTGGATTACACAAATTATTTTTTAAAAAATATCATATTGTATTCGTTCACCTTTGGTTCCGTTGGGATTTGTTGTTTCAATCTCAACTCCTGAGTAAACAGTTTGGTATATTCAATGTGGTGATGAGGTCGTTTGTCTTTGTGTCGTTTGTTGGTTAAGGTCACTATGTCACCCCACTGTTCTTTCAATGAATCAAACTTATTTTGATAACCCAAGTGAGTGTGGTTTTGATACATGTTTGCCATTCCACCTTTCATACCACCTGAAGTTTGTTTACCCGATAGAAGTGAATTGAAGTTCACCGTGCATACATCACCCAAGGACAATACCCTCAAACTTAAATCCGTATCATCATTGTATCTACCCCTCCATCTCTCTTGAAGTCGTTGGTCTAACAGTTCACTGTTGATTAAGATACAAGAATAAATCCTTGTGTTTTTAACAAACTGTGTTCTCTCCGGAAGTATCGCAGGAACAAACGACGCATACTGACAACCCACCAATCCCAAATTCTCATACCTGTCAGAGAAGTCCTCCATAATTTTGAAGAACACACCGTCTTTAATTTTCTTCCTGAGGTTCATATTCCATCGGTAGAACCATTTGATGTTGTCGTCGAGTTGCCAGTGTTTGGTGTGACCGTTTTTTACACTGTGTTCCCATACCCAATTTCGGACGGGGACTGCTCCATTATGTTGTTCAGAAAAATTTTCAGGTAGAACCAAAACCTTATTGATGTCCACACTTGCATTTTTCTTGTATAGTTCAAATTCCTTGGGTTCAATACAGATGTAGAAATCCACACCCATTTCTTCCAAGGTATCAATAGTCAATGTGTTATTCCATCTACCCTTAGATATCACATAAATGGGGTATTTGGGTTGAATTGATTCGGTGTATTGGTATTCGTAATCCTTGTAGGGATTCTCATTGAGTTGATAATATATGTATTTCTTTGAGGTTGGTTTTACACCCAACTCCTTGAAAAATATTTCTTCCTCGGTTTTGTTTCTAAACTTAACTTGAACAACTTTTCTATCAAATAACTCTTCACCCCACTTGAATTCAGGTAGGTTGAAGTAATGTTCATTTTCTAAACTAACAGGTTTAAAATAGTTCGTAAGGACTTTGTAGTTTAACAGTATTGATTCAGGGTCATTACCAAAATCCATAGTTGACTGACCTGACAAATTTGGAACACGAATGTTAGATAAAACCTCCAACAGACCATCTAAGTTATGAGTATGTATTTTCATAGTTTAAAAATAAGCATTTAAAATTGGTTACACAAGTTTCTTAAAAATTTTTTTATACATGTAGTCAATCTCACTGTGAGTCAACCGAGGAAGGAGTAAGGAGAACTCCCTTGGGGTCCAACTCATCTTCTTCAACTCAGAGGTTACTGACTGATGTTTCTCCATTGAGTTCATCATAAACTCAACCTTCTTGGTTTTGTTCCACTTTGTTTTCATTGGTCCTCATCCATTTGAAAGTTTGACTCATCCTCATCAGGAACTGTTGGAAGGTTGATGATGTGTTGAAGTTTCTCCTTGATGGATTCGATACTTACCATCTCAGGGTAATCGTTGAGGACATCAACACAAAGGTTGTGAAGGATGACCAAGTCCCATTGAGACATTACCATATCCTTGTCAAAGTTCATGGTCTTGATGTCAAGGGAGATGTGGGTGTGGTTCTGAGTTTTCATGTCTTTACTTGTTTTTAGTCTGACAAAGATACAACGAATATTTTAACCACACAAACTTTTATAAAAAAAAATCCCCCATCTCATTGAGACAGGGGACAGACATCAAATCCTCAATTATATTATGGGAACATTAAAAACCGACTGATGTATAAAATAAATATACAAACCTGAAATCAGAAAAAAAGTGTTATTGAGAATTTTTCTGAAGTTCTTCAATGGGTATGTAGTTTATTATCCTGTATTTTACAACTTTCCCTTGAGAATTAGAATAGTCAAACATAATTTGAGCACCAATCAACGCTTGTTCGTGCTGGAGACACCGGTTAATTAAATGTAATCCTTCATACTCCTTGAAACGGATTATGTAGTTGTTGTAATCCTTTCCATTCCATTGGAATGATTTCACAAATCGTTGTTCAATGATTGTTCCGAAATTTTTCATCTTCTATAATTGATTGTAAAATTGATTTAGTTGTGATATTTTTGTTATCTGGATTCTTATAACGAGTTTCTGAATGAGGATTCTCACAAAGATTCTGATAAGGTTTATTATAGGGGGTCATATTGACACCCTCGAGGTTCATATTGACCCCCTCGAGGTTCATATTGACCCCCTCGAGGTTCATATTGACCCCCACCTGTGGTTCATTTTGACCCTCAAGTATCTTCTTAATGATGTCCACATTTAACTTCATAATTCTAATTCTTACGGTCGGACGATTTACAATCACAATATTATCCTTGGTTAAATCTCCAATGATTCTCTTGACTTGTCTCCCCGACAAACTTAATTTTTTACATAGATAATCATTTGAGACCCTTGTTTCAGGATAACTTGTCAAAAATGATATCAGTAAATTATGACTCATATTATATCCAAAATCTCTATATTGGATAAAGTTATATTTTTTTAAGTCCATAATGTAATTTATTATTTGTCATTGGGAGAACTTGTTTCTCCCTTTTTCATTTTATCTAACCATTCCCTCATCAAATCTTCAACGATTCGTTTCATAATTAGTCGTTTTTTTACACAATAAACTTTCATCTCGTAATGTAAGTTTATTTCAATCGGTATCATTTTGTCTGTTTTCATAATACAAATATAGTCATCTATTGACCTTAAGTCAAGTCATGATATATTTATTGAGTATGGGAAACAAACGTATTGACACATACCTCTCAAGGAAACTGTGGAGGGAAGACGGAATCTACTACTTCTGTAGGTTGTGTGGTGATTACAAACGTGAGGATGAATTCTATAATTCAGTTCATACTCCATTTGGTAAGACCTATAAATGTAAAATCCATTTTGTTAAAGAGAAACCACAGAACAACCCTGAGTTGGATTATCTGAAGATGAATACAATCACAGATTCAGATTTCCAACAGACCGAAGTTCTCCTGAAGAATCTTGGTTACACATTTGGACCAACAGAACTTCCTGTATGGAAACAATTTGAAATAAAACACAATCTTTAAAAATTATGATAGGAGCAAGTAAAATCAATCAGACAACAGATGACCTCGACCGTCTACAAGAAATGTTTGACATGGGTCTAAACAACAGTCAAATCTCAAGAATCTACCGAACCAATTCGGGTGAATCATTATCTCGTGTTCACATCTCTCAAATTCGTAGGAACAAAAGATGGAATACAGAGAACCATTCCTTTGTAATGAAATATGAACTTGGAGGTAATTACCTCATTGAAACTGAGGTTATCGACACCATATACAAAACCGTAATTGGTATGGTATTCACAGACACCTCCAATTTGTATGTTTATTTGACATATAAGAACGGTTCTCTACAAAATGAGGGTAAGATATCACTGATGATAAAACAACCCTCCACAGAAGAACTTACGAGGTTTCATAATCAATGGGTATTTGATGATGTCTCACAACTTAGATAGAAAATATCAAAAGGACGGTATTGATTATTGTTACTGTCTAAAACATGAGGGTTACGAGCCATGTTCTGAGTTTGCGGTAAACAATAAAAAAATCACCGGATTCAATTATTACTGTCGCAAATGTATCAACAGTTATCAACTAACTCGTAGGGACAAAGTAATCCGTCATAAAATCGTGGACGGTGTTGAGATGTGTTTGTGTTCCAAACATGAGGAGTTTCACCCCTGTGACGATTTTCAACGAACCAAAGGTGGTCACGGTTACCAATACAACTGTAAGGTGATTACCAAGATATACAACGGACCAAGGAGTAATGACCTCGCACGTAAGAACGAAAAGGAACAATCAATGGAGATGTTAACCCTACTTGGATACGATACCAACAGTGAGATTCCAATTTATCAACAATTTGAAATTAAACACCAATTATGACACAATACGATAAAGAATTACAATATGTAAGAAAGGTTATAAACTCAGTTCAGAACCAAAATCAACTCAGGGTTGCTCAAGTCCTAAAGAATAACTTCATATCAAAATACTGTGTCTTGGTATCTCCAACAGACCCTACGTTTTTATCCCTGATAAATGAACTCAACGAATTGGAAAGAACAGTTACCCGAAAAATTAGTTCGGATTATTTGTTTTAATCAAATCTGTTTTTTATATTTGTGATATGGGACAACAAAAAGAAAACTACGAGAAAACGATTCCTGTTTTACAGAAACAGAAATTCGCTAAGGATTTAGATTTTTACCTTCTGACCAAAGAAAAATCACAAACAATTCAAACCTCAATTAAATCAAAAAATGGATAACAAAGAAAAACTCATCATCCGACAATCATCACTCAATAGAACGATTGAATTCTATTCTAATATGGGATTAGAACCCACAATGTTGGAATTACTTGCGACATCGGAACACTTGGTTCAATATGTTGAAAATGGTTTAACAAAAGAAATTATTGAAAAAACCAAAGGTGTTGACAAATTTATTAAAGACAAAAAAAATGGGTAAAGTAAAATACTATGAAAACGTATATTC